TCTGAGAATTGGTCAAAGGTGATAGTCCCTTTTTTCAGAGCCTCATAAAGGTCATTTTTAGCAGATGCTCCAGCAAAACCAAATGCCTCTGCTGTTTTTTGCAGCCCTAAAGGCATAGTTTCCATGAGGGTTTTCCACGACTGCATATCAACCTTGCCTGATGACATCATCTGACTAAATTGAGTTAAACCACGGCTTGCATCTGCTGCTGATGATCCAGAGGCTAGAAAGGCATCATTCAGCGCTAAAGTCAATTTGGTTGACTTACTTAAGTCACCATTCATCAAGGCTAACTGTTGGGTAGTTCCTACCACCTCATCAAGAGCGGTTGGCAGTCCATCAATCCCTTTAGAGAGTTCATCAACGGAACTCTTGGCATCTTGAGCTGAAAAGCCCATTGCCTCCATCATTTTTGGAAAGCGGTTCATGGTATCAACACGACTAACAGCGCCGCTCATAGAGCTAGAAATAGCTCCCATAGCTGTACTAATCACTTTACTAGCTGCGCCAAAAGCTGCACCAAAAGCGAGCGTTGACTTAATGCCACCGCCTAAACTGCTTTTGGAGACATCCCCTAGTCCCTGCAAAAGCCCTTTAATTCTTTTGATACCACTTTGAGCATTAGCACCATCCAAATCAACTTGAATGGTTACTTTTCCGTCTGCCATAACTATTCACCTCCTCCCTTTATTTTACATTCAAACTGATACATGGTAAAACCAGATACAGTATTAAAACTTTTTAAAATCATCCCATTTTCATCATCAACCCAATATTTATATAGCAAGGTTATAACATCATCTAATGGGTAGTCTTTGAAATAATCGGTATGAGCTAGCATACACATAGCAAGGTGAGGCAATGTAAGCGGTGAAACTTTTTTGTCTGACATCATTTCCCAGACCCTAGATACATTATCAAAAGAATAGTCTAAACTGAATTGCCTACCATCTATTACAACATCTAAAGTTGTTCCTCTAATTTTTTCTTTCATCTAGTTATCTCTTTTTGTTAAATATTTACAACCCCATGATATGCTTCCATATTAGGTAAAGGCATCACACTAAAATACAAGTCTGAATAAGTTTCAAACCACTTATTTAGCTTTACATATGCTGGTGATTGACTAACAAATAATATCCGCTGACAAGCTCCAATAACATTCATTCGATTATACACATAAACTTCTTTTACAGCCTCTAAAATATCAGTTTCACTAGTCTGTACCCTAATGTCTGTTATTTGCTTAATTGTGCTGTATTTCTTATATGCTAACATATCATGATTTTCTGCAGCGTCAAGCATTTTACGCTCAAGCACGCTATATTTAGGATTCCCTTTATCTCTTAAAAAATACCATTTGAGCCACAAAATCTTTTCTCGATGTATTACAGAAATGCGCTCGATTTTCTTTTTAGTCATTGCCCCTCCCTAGATCAATATCTACCGTATCATGTTCACTAGCCCATTCATCTACGATTACTAAAGGCCGCTCTATATCGCCATTTATTGCCAGCTGTTATTTATTCTGATGCTTGAGGTACTTAATCCGCTCTTTTTGTTCCTGTATGTCTAGCTTGTCTTTTCTAGTCACTCCAAGAACATCTGCAATAAATTCGGCAGCTCTTACATTGCCTTTGATAGCCTGATTAAACATGCTCAAAGCCAGTAAAGTTTGATTATCAGCCGGTAACCCAGCATCTTCTAATTGCCGCTTTAAAGTTTCATCTTTTATTTCCATTGTCAAAATAGCATCTAATGCACGACGTAACTCTGCTTTTTTCTTTCTAGCTTTCCCTGATGCCTTGCCACCTTTACGACTAATAGCTATTTGCTCCTGTTTGGTTCGTTTAGTAACTGGTATAAGGTTCTTTGTTCTGCCTTTGACCATTTAGCACCTCCCCATTATTAAAATAAAGGGTTAGCACCTTTATTTATCATTCTAAATATTGCTGTAACTCTGCATCCATAGTCTCTAAAACACCTTCAACAATCATCTCATGCTGTACTAAATCAATTTTATCTCCATTGATTTGTAACCCACCATGAAAATAATCAATTTTTCTATTGAGAAAATGCACTAATTTTTCAAGGCGTTGCTGTTTGTCAAACTCCTCCATATCAATACCAATATAGATAAGATTTGTGTCATTGTCCATGATATCTTTTAATTTTCGGATTGCCAAAGGTTTATTTTTATATTTTTCAAGATACTCTAGCATTTCATCTGCCGTTAATTTGATACTGGACAATAAACCTAATTCAGCTGCATCATCTGCCGTGATGCGTTCTTCTTTAGATTTCTGGTTAGATTGTTCGATATTTTTTTCATTTTCTAATTGCTGATACAACGATTGAGCGGTGTTATGTGAATAGCTTTCTGCTTCTTTTTTATATTTCAAAAGTTCCTGCTCAGCATATACTTTCCCAATCAATTGTTTGCGTAGTTTTTCCTGAAAATCTTCTTGCATTGAGACATAACCACGCATATATTCTAATTTATTTTTACCAAATACCTTTATATCATTCTTGATTGTTGTTAATGTCATTTTGTTCCTCCTTATGACAAATAAAAGAGGCATGACAAAGAGCTATACACTCTTATATCATGCCTCTAGCTTTCTAGTCAGCAGCTAAATTTTTTCTTTTCGCCTTGTTTCCTTTTGGATTGGTATCCCATCTTGTGTAGTAATGATTAGACTTCCAAACTCTGGCAACTTAGCTGATTTAATTATACCATTTTTCAAGAATAGAACAAAGCCTTCCTCCATCATTTTTGATATTTTTTTATCGCTATTTTCAGTCATTATTTTTCTCCTTTATTCTTATTTATAATAATCTGATTAAGGCTAAAGTATTGTTTTTACTGCTTTTCTAGCAAAAACCAGTAAATTTATTACCCTTTTTAATACCCTTAGATTATAATTTCCTTGGTTCATTCTTGGTTAAACTACTGTATCTTATCTTTTAGCCGATTGATTGAATACCGCTTGTCTTTGATACTATAAATCCTGAACGAATTCCCCTCTAAGCCCTTGAGAATACGGCTATAGTTGCGCTCATTGTAAACGGTCTTTAGCTCCTCACCGCTTAGATTGGTATTGATAATTGTATTCTCACGATTGTTAAGTATATCAAATAATAAATCCTGCTCCCAATCGTTCTTAGGTTTAATAACCGCATTCTTTGCTCCTAAGTCATCAATGATAAGATAGTCAGGCTTTTTCAAGAGTTCCACGGCATCAAACTTAGTAAAAGCTGCATTCTTACCATAAGTCCAACCATCTTGAATTTTATTAACAATATCTGTAAAGGTTACAAACAGCACGCTTTTAGGCTCATTTTTAGCCTTGTAGCCCTCGTTGATAGCTTTAGCCATAGCGACACTTAGATGACTTTTTCCAACGCCTGTAGAGCCTGTAATCAGCGTATTTCCATTCATACCCTCTAGGTACTTCTTTACCTGATTTTGAGCAAAGGCTAATAGTTGTTTTTCCTCTTGTGTCTCGACTATGAAATTGTCAAATGTTGCTGCTTTTAGTTCGTCAGGGATTACACTATCACGCATTAGGACATGATAGGTTTTTTGATAGACTTGTTGGTTTGCAGCCTCATTATCTAGCTCTTGCCTTTGGCGTTCTATTAACTCTTGACCGCATTTAGGGCACATTTCGCTTGTTTTATACTCGGTTGTACCACTAATAGGGTGAGTAACTAGCCATAAATTAACTTTATGCACTTCGCATACCTTATCACTAATTTGTCTATTGTTGTATTGCTTAAATTTTTTATTCATTATTTTCGGCTCCTTCTAAAACGGGACATCAGGGAAGTTGTCCTGTATTGGTTGTGCTAATGACTGTTTCTTAGCCTCATAAGCTGCTTGATTTTGTTTGACTTGCTCGATAGTCTTTAATCCTTGACCTTGCCAACGTTCAAGGATTGAGCGTGTGTATCTAATAGACCTACCGTTGTTCAATATGGTTTGTTCAAGAGCATAAAGTAACAAAGTCTGGCCGTGAGTTGCTAACAAGTCTTCAACCTCTGCCACCATTGTGCCACTAACAGACATTTCACCAAAAGCCTCTTTTAGTTTTTCAAAGATAATATTTTTACCAACTTCAGCAGCATTATTCTCTAGCTGTTGTTGTTCTCTATCTCTTCTCTTTTCTTCTCTTTTCTTCTCTACGTAACTATCTTGTAACGGTGTTACGGTTTGCCGTAACTTTGTTACGCTATTATCTTGTTTTTTCTTGTCTCGCATCCGCTCCATCCTTACTGCTGACTGAGTTTTTGAGCCAATACGTTGTACTGCTCCAGGCAATGAAATTTCATCCTCTGACATTTCAATCAGTAATCCTTTACGTTTTAGAAAATCAAATACAGCTCTAACGTCCTCCACTGCCTCATCAATATCAAAAGCAATCTCGGAAACAAAATCATCTTCAATGCTTTCAAAATATAGTGATCCGTTATTTTTTAGACTCTTTAGCAATAATTTTAGATAAATAGTTGTGTAAACATAGCCAGCTGCCATCCTTTTTAAGGCTTTCATTTCTTTTTGTTCAAAAAAATCATGCTCCATTTTCAACCACCAATAACGTTTTTCCTCTGCCATTGTTCCTCCTAATCTACCGACAAGAAATTTATCACATCAAGAACCCTAAAATACTGTTTTTTACTGCTCTCAAAGGGGGTCTGATAAACTTTCAAGCCTGTTTTTATCCAATTTGATAAGGTAGTGCCTGATATATCAAGCTCATCTTTCAACTCTTTAGCACTAATCAGACCTGTTTTATTGTGCAATTTGCGCTCAAGTTCTAATTTCTTATCTGCAAGTTTATCTACTCGATCTAACAGGCCTTGTTCAAACTCAACTGAAAAAGTCCCCATATTTTACCTCCTAATTATATCTTTTGCTTGCAAGCTGTATATAAGCCCCGTAATGAGGATTTAGCTTATATGTGTTGGTTTCTGTTTTTGGTTTAAAATCGGGCTTAGAATGGCTCTCAAATCGCCATATAGTCCACGCTATCCAAAGTATCAAAGGAATGAGCAACAATATCTGTTCCGGTGTTAGATCAAGCTCTTGTCTCATCTTCTACCTCCAAATCATCATTATCACATTCCAATAACTCAAAAGAGATTGTGTCTAATTCTCTATAGAGTTGTCCCGACTGTTCAAAGATTGCACTTAATGCCTCTGCCGTTTGATGATATGCCAGCGTTTTATCTACTCCACTATTTTTAACAAGCATTAGAGCATTACAAACTTGCTGCATCAATTCAATACGTGGTAGCATATCGTAAATTTGAGCGCCTATTTCTTTAATATTATCTGTGTTCATTGTCATAATGTTTTACCTCACTTAATTTTTTAGTTTTTTTATGTAACACGCTTCTAGCGTTTTATCTGCCTTGTTGTGATCTAAAGACCATGATTTTTATTTCCTGATAAGTCATGCCTAGGTTAATCATAGCAATAACCATATCCTCTAGGGCTTGATATATGACTAACTCGATGCTGGTTAGACTATCAATGCCATTATAGCCACCACGCGCCGCC